GTGGGGCCAAGCAACGAAATGGAAATAGGCCGGTTCAGAAAGAACGACTTTGAGGAGCTTGAAAAGTGGGCTGATGAAGTCGGCATCAGCACTGACGAACTATCTGAGCAGATCTTGCGGATGGCGGGGCGTTACCTCTCGCTCCGCCGAGCCAGCCAAGCATCAGGCGAGAACGTTGTTCCTTTTGGCCCAGTTGGGTGACCTGTCTGTCCCTTATTAGGGACCGAAGAGGCGGGTGGGATGACTGATATCGGGCTTCAAGATTGACCCTGGTCCCTAGTTCGGGACTGGAAGAAGAGATGGTCATGGATACGTCCTTGATCAGTTGATGAACAGATGATCACCCAGTTGGCATTACGCCACCACGGAAACAGAAACGAGGTTTTACGAATGGACAAATTCCTGCGGGCCTGCCACGACGCGGTCAAGGACAACGAAGCTAAGTCTCTGAGCGCCAAGATGGGCGTTCCGCATGTGAGCCTGCTCCAGCGTGCTAACCCAGACAACGACGCCCATCACCTGACGGTCGAGCATCTTTATGGAATTTTGCTGCATACCGGTGACAAGGGCCCGCTGGCTGCTCTGGCTGACGAGTTCGGCTTTGATTTGGTGGCTCGTGAGCGTCCAGTCCCGAAGCCACTGTTGACGGCACTGGGGCACTTGTCCGCCGAGTGCGGCGACGTGGGCCGCCTGATCTTCGACGCCACCGCCGACAACCACATCAGCCAGCACGAAAAAGCCCAAGGCGACAAAGCCATTCAAGAAGCCATCGACGCGCTGCACATTCTTCGCGAATCGCTGAGGGCTGCCTGAATTCCAGGCACAAAAAAGCCGGGCTGCAACCCGGCTCTTTCAACAACTTGTAAAACACAGTGGGGCCATTATGAACACGATCGTCGCTCCAAGCAATACAGTCACCATGTCGAGCCGGGAGATTGCCGAACTCACCGGTAAGCAGCATAAGGACGTCATCCGTGACATCCGCGTGATGCGTAAGGCACTGGTAGAAGATGGCGCAGATCTGCGCCATCTTCAGGAGGTCAAGGATGGCCGGGGTTACACCTCCGAATTCCACCTTGATCGCGTCCTGACTGAAACCCTATTGACCGGCTACAGCATCCCGCTTCGCCATCGTGTCGTGACACGTTTGAGCGAACTGGAAAACGTGTCACGACACGTTGTCACGATTCCTCAATCCCTCCCCGAAGCCCTTCGTCTTGCCGCCGATCTGGCAGACAAGAACGGTGAACTGCAGCGCCTGATTTCAGACCAAGCCCCAAAGGTCGCCGCCATCAAACGACTCGCAGCAGCAGGCGGCGCGATCTGCATCACCGATGCCGCCAAGCAGCTTGGTATGGCTCCGGCGCGCCTGTTTGCATGGCTTGAGCAACACCGCTGGATATTCCGGCGCCACGGCTGCAAGCGCTGGGTCGCCTATCAGCCACGCATCACCACCGGGCACATGACACACAAGGTCACGGCGTTGAAGCCAGACCCGGAAACCGGGATCGAACGCGCTGCATTCGACCCGATGGTCACCCCGAAGGGCCTTACACGTCTCGCTGAACTACTGCAGGAGGCCGCGTAATGGCCGGCGACTGGATCAAATTCGAACTCACCACCCTGGACAAGCCCGAGGTCTGCCAGATCGCCGACCTGGCCGATATCGACCCTGACGCGGTTGTCGGCAAGCTGATGCGTGTGTGGGGCTGGTTCGACCAACAAACCGAAAACGGTAACGCTCCGAGCGTTAGTAAAAAGTTACTTGATCGTCTCGTCGGCGTTATCGGTTTCTGCGAGCACATGAAGTCGGTCGCCTGGATGATCGAAGTCGACGGCGTGATCAGCCTTCCGCATTTTGACCGGCACAACGGAAAGACCGCTAAAAACAGGCTTCTCACGGCAAAACGCGTGGCAAACCACAAGGCCAGTAACGGTAAAAGTAACGCTGCAAACGTTAGCGGCGCGTTACCTAAAGAAGATGTAGAGAAGAATAAAGAACCTCTCTCTGCGCCTGAGCCCGTCGACCCTCGCATGCCCAGCGAAATGACCCTCGATTGGGTGCCGGATCAAACTCTTCTGAAAACCTACGCTTTACACCGCGGGCTGTCGCTTGACCTGTTCACCGAGGAAGTCCGCGTCGCGTTCACTGGGCACTACGAACCACAGCATCAGGTCAACACTCAGGCGGAATGGGTGGGCATGTTGGTCAAGTGGGTCAACAACGACAAAGCACGCGCCGCTGCATCCAACGTAACTCAGTTCAGGCAGAAACAAGCGCCGGCGTCCGACTACGACGATGACGATATCGAATGGCAGAACGGGGTGAAGCCATGAAGACCGTCTCTGTGATCGCTCAGAACCTCTGGACCAAAGCCCAATCGGGTGAGTTCATCGCCGCCGGCGATACGACCCCAGTCGCAAATGAACCTAACAGCACGCTGGTGACTGCCATCAATGAACTGTTCAAGGAGTTGCGCTCCATTCGTTCGGCGTGGCGCCAGGCATGGCCGGACAAGCAAACTTACCAAGCATCGAAGCGCCAGTGGTTTCAGGCGTTTCTCGAGGAAGGCATCTGCACTCAGAGTCAGATCGATTTCGGCATGACCCAGGTTCGAAAGCAGCCCGGCGACTTCATTCCAAGCCCTGGCCAATTCATTGAGTGGTGCAAACCAACTCCAGAAATGCTGGGTTTGCCGCCGCTCGCGGTTGCACACCGAGAGGCATGCCGCAACGCTCATCCAGGCATGGCCGGGCAGGGAAAGTGGTCGCACGACGCGGTTTGGCACACAGCCAAGGAATGCGGATTCGAAAGCCTGAACAAGCTCGACGCGACGCTCAGCCTGAAACTGTTCGAACGGAATTACACCATCACCATTCGCCGTTTGCTCGCCGGCTTGCCGCTCCAGGCGATGCCTAAGGCGCTGCCGGCCAGAGCCGAGGCGAAGGTGACCCCCGAGATTGGCAAGGGCGCTCTTGCACAGCTGCGCGCCACCTTGGGAGGTTCCCGTGGCTGATTCCCGCCTCGCTCCGACCAATCCGGCGGACTACCGGTATGCCGTCCACTGCTGCGGGCATAAGTTGGACCTGACCGACAAGCCAGACCGCGCTGTAGCGCTGTTCGAGCACCGGGCCGTGGCACAGCAGTTCGGCCGCCTCATGTGGCCGACCACATTCGAAATCATCGACCTCATCACAGGAGAGAAGGCATGAAGTCAGCCGCGCCAAAGCTGTTCAAGCAGAAGCCAGTTAGGGCCAGGTCAGTCGACCGTGAAGGCCTTGAGCAGGCGGCGCTGATCGCTGAGCTGCGCATCCGCTTGCCGGAAGTAGCGGACTTGATCTACCACGTTCCGAACGGCGGCCATCGCCTCAAGTCGGTGGCGGTGAAGCTCAAGCAGCAGGGAGTCGTGGCGGGTATTCCTGATCTGGTGCTGACCATGGCGCGCGGTGGCTTCTTCGGTCTGTACATCGAGTTCAAAGCCACGCCGCCGAACGACGCCGCGATCTCGGCCAGCCAGCATGAACGCATCCGCAAGCTCAATGAACAGGGCTATCTGGCAGTGGTATGTCGTGGGCACTTCGACGCGATGGAGCAGATCCGAGCTTATCTTCGACTTCAGCCAACTGTGGTGGCCGCATGACCAGCGCCGCCGTGAAAATATCCGACGCCGAGATCAAGCGCCAAGCCGCAGCCGGCGTCCGGAATCTGCGCGACATCGAGAATCGTGGTCTCTATCTGCGGTTCAATCAGGATCGTGCCCGGGCGTCTTGGTACCTGGTGGTGAAGGGGGAGTGGAACCGCATCGGGCACTTCCCCGACCTCAACACCAAACAGGTCGTTGCGGCGCTGCCAGCGATTCGCTTGCGCCTGGAAGCCGGTGCCGGCTCGAACCTGTCGAAGTGGGTCACCACAGGCGAACTGCTGGACTGGTTCGCCGAACGCATGGCCCGTGACCGCAATCTGTCGAGCAAACGCAAGAAGACTGGCGCCTCGGCCATCAAGTGCCACCTGATCCCGCGCCTGGGCAATCTGCCGCTGACGAGCGTCGACAAGGCCGCCCTCGACAGCCAACTGATGTGGCCTTTGCAGGAGGCGCTGTCCATCGACTACGTGCGGCTGGTGTTCCAATTGCTGGCCCTGGCATTCCGTCAGGCGTTCAAGCTCGGCCTGATCGCATCCAACCCAATGGCCGGCATCAAGTTCAGCGACTTCTCCAAAGCGAAGGTCGGGATCAAGCCTTCCCGGTTGCGCGGCGTGCAACTGCCTGAGCTGCTGGAGCAGTTGGCCGAAGTCTTCGTCGCGGCCCCGCGTGACGCGATGCTGGCCTTGCTGATGCTCTGCCACGGCACGCGCATCGGTGAAAGTCGGCTGACCCAATGGCCGCACATCAGCCTGGCCGAGCGCGAGTGGTTCATCCCGGGCGATCACACCAAGACCGGAGTCGAGCACCACCTGCCATTGACCGAGCAGATGTGCGCGATCCTGATCCGCTACCGCGACTGGCAGTACGCCCATGGGTACGGCGGTCAATACGTGTTCCCGGCGCGCAATGGCAAGCCCTTGAGCGAAGGCCAGGCCAGCGCCGTATTCACCCGGATAGGCAAGGGTGAGTGGACCAGTCACGACCTGCGCAAGGTGGCTCGCACCGGTTGGGCGGATATCGGCATCGACCACCTGATCGGTGAGCTGCTGATCAACCACGCGATGGGCCACAACGTGAAGGTGTACATCCAGTCGGATGTGATGAGTCGCAAGCGTGACGCCTTGGAGAGGTGGCACGCCCATCTAGACCAGAGGGGTTTTGCCCTGATTCACGGATTGACCGGCAATAGATTAGGAGATTCCGGTAATGCGCTGGAAGCCACGGAGCATAAGGCCTGCACGGCCATTCAAGAATCAACCATAGGCGAGGTTTAAAAATGATGAAAAAGCAGCATGGCCCCGCCCTTGTGCGCAGTTTGATACCGATGGCGGAGTGCCCGTCATGTGCCGGAAAGGGTGTGATCAAGGGGGTGTTTCATGAGCTCGACTGCATCGGCTGTCATTCATCCGGCTTCGTTCATGCGCAGACCATGGAGCCGTTGTTGATGGAAGACCTGGTGGTCCAGCTTGGTCGGATGGTTCGCCGGGAACGTCAACGCTCACCAGCGGTTGATGGGGTCGTCGCACAGTATCAAGACATAAACCGTCGCGGGCCGGGCGGCTCGTCTTACAAGGGGGATTGAGCGATGGGCATCTATAAAGACGTTATGGGCACCCTGGTGCGCGTGCTGGCCGCTGACAACATCGACAACAGCACCAAGCAGAGCTGGCAGAAGTTGATCGACGCCGACCTTCGTCAGGGCGGTACCGGCAGCTCACTGTCACCGCGCGACAAGTTTGATTACGACTGCTGCCTCTATGCGCTCCTGCATCGTCAGCTTGATCCGGCCCAGTGGGATGTTCTGGTTGCAAAGTACTCAACGCACAAGGCCAACAAGGTTGCCGCCATCGGCCGCTTGGCGGCCCGTATGACTTCGCCGGCGCCACAACTGTTCATCTATAAGGCGCTCACCGCCTGGGCAATTCCAAAGCTGAAGGGCGTCCAGATCGGTAAGCGCTCCACCGACATGATCGTGCTGCCCGCAGAGTTCTACGACATGAATACCTGGGATCTGGCGGGTTCGCCGGAGCGCACTCGACGCAACTGGCGTGGAGGCATTCACAAGCGCTTGGAGCAGCTCGAAGAGGCCGCAGTGATCCACGCGACCGAGATATTCGATCTGGAAGAAATCTTTGTAGACGCCGCTTGACCGTGATGGCCAATTGGCCGTAAATTAACCCCATCATGTCGATCTTGCGCGTTATGAGAGACGACACACAAAGCCCAGCCCCTTGCTGGGCTTTTTGCTTTCTATTCAGAGCCTCGCCATCGTGCGGGGCTTTTTCGTTCATGCTCCCCGCGAGGGAGGACGCCGGATGCCTGCCATGCCTGACAAGCCAGACACGTGGGCCAAGCTCATGGAGGCCCTCTCGAACCCGCTATGGCAGGGCGTAATTATGGCCGTCACCGTCTCCCTACTGCGCGTCATGTATGACGCAAAAGAAACCAGCAAGCGCCGGATCTTCTTCGAGGCTTTGATCTGTGGGTCATTGAGCCTGGTTGCATCGAGCATCATCGAGTGGATGGCCTGGCCGCCGAGTCTCTCGGTAGCGGCCGGCGGAACGATTGGCTTCTTGGGCGTAACAGCGATCCGTGAACTCGTAACCAAGTTCCTCGGTCGCAAGGCGGATTCAGCATGAAGGCGATCGCCGCAGCAATCATCATTGCCCTGGTTGGCATCTTGCTCGTTGGTATTCAGCAATACCGCGTGATCGTCCTGCGCGGTGAGATGCAGATCGAAACCAAGAGCAAGAACGACGCTATCGCGGCCAACACCGAAAGCCAGGCCACGATCACCACGCTGCGGGCTGAAGCCCAGCGAAACGCTGACTACCTGAAGGACTTGAATAAGCGAATCAAGGCCAGCGAAGACAAAGCCAAAAAGGCGAGGAAAGACTTTGAAGATCTCAAGCGCAACAGCAAGCCTGTTCGTGATTGGGCTGCTCAGCCTCTGCCTGACGGCCTGCGCGGGAAAGGCGCCGGTGGTAACAAAAACAACGGCAGTAAGAATTGAAGCGCCTGAGTTGATCCCTTGTGAGCGAATCGACGCCGATGGGACTGACCTTCGCCTGAATGGCGATGTGTGGGAGCTCAAGGACCAGGCCATCAAGCTGCTCGATACGTGTGCCGACCAGGTGGACGCCCAGATCAAGCGCAGTCAGAGCAAGTAGGAGGTAGGTCATGGCACGACTCACCACGCTCGCCACCAGGGTGAAGACCCAGGGTGATCGACTGGCAACAGCCGACCCTGAGTCATGGCGATCTGATAAGCGCACATCCAATCAACGTGGCTACACCTATGAGTGGCAGCAAGCCCGGCTTGTGTTCCTGAATGAGAACCCGTTGTGCGCGTACTGTGATCGTGAAGGGCGTGTGACTGGTGCATGCATTGTTGACCACAAGATCCCACACCGAGGTGACATGGTGCTGTTCTGGGACTGCACCAACTGGCAGTCACTGTGCAAGCCATGCCATGACGTGGTGAAAAAGCGAGAAGAGGCTCTGCTGCCACGGTGGTGACGGCTGGGTCGTGGTTGGTCCGAAGCGGCCTTGTTGCACGCCAACTCCCCGCTTGTGCGCACCGAAACGGTGCGGCACGTCAGTACCCCAACCCCCGGGGGGGTCAAAATCTTGGAAAGTGAAAAGCTTCTAGACCACTCGCCCCCGCACGGACAGATTTTTTTCCTCTCATAGGTTTTTTGTTAATGGCTTTAACACCCAAACAGCAGGCATTTGTGAATGCTGTTAGGGAAGGTGCGTCCAATAAAAATGCAGCCATCGCCGCTGGATACGCGGCCGATAGCGCGTCGGCGGCCGGCTCAAGATTGGCTAAACACCCGGACGTCATGGCGGCCCTGTCATCCTCCAGCGTTAACAAAATTGTTAAAGCCCGTTCAGCCCAGTTGGCTCAGGCCAGCGAGTCTCCCGAGGCGGTTGGAGAACCCACAGAGGCGGGTTTCGATCTTGCCCAGGCACTTCGACATAACGACCCAAAAGACTTTCTGCTCGCCGTCATGAACGACTTCGGCAGTGAAGCCAAGCTACGGGTCGATGCGGCGAAGGCGTTGATGCCTTTCATGCACCAGCGCAAGGGCGACGCGGGGAAGAAACAGGACAAGCAGGACGCTGCAAAGCAGGCCGGAACAGGCCGGTTCGGCACTGGTGCGCCACCGCTCCGCGCGGTGAAGTGATATGGAATGGACAACCGCTTGCCCTGATTGGGAAAAGCGCATCTTGGCGAGCGAGTCGCTGGTGCCAGTTGTTCCACTGTTTCCTACAGAACGCACTGAAGCGATGGAGGTTTTCAAACAGCTCCGAGTTGCGGACATGGCCGGCAAGCCAACGATGGGCGAAGTCTCCCGTGACTGGATCATCGATTTTGTCGGCTCGGTGTTCGGCTCCTACGATCCGGAGCAGGGTCGACGTCTGATCACCGAGTTCTTCCTGCTGATTTCGAAGAAGAACACCAAGTCGACGACGGCCGCCGGGATCATGCTCACTGCACTGATCCGCAACTGGCGTCACTCGGCTGAGTTCCTGATCTTGGCGCCGACGATTGAGATCGCCAACAACAGCTTCTTTCCTGCTCGCGACATGGTGAACAGTGACGACGAACTGTCTGAACTACTCCAGGTGCAGGACCATACGCGGACCATCACTCACCGCCTGACCGGCGCCACGCTAAAAGTGGTGGCCGCCGACAGCGACACGGTCGGCGGCAAGAAAGCAACCGGCGTCTTGATTGACGAGTTGTGGTTGTTCGGCAAGCGGCCTAACGCAGAGAACATGCTGCGTGAAGCCTGCGGCGGCCTGGCCTCAAGGCCTGAAGGTTTCACAATCTTTCTCTCGACTCAATCCGACGAGCCTCCGGCTGGCGTCTTTCGGCAGAAGCTGAACTATGCCCGCGGCGTTCGGGATGGGCGCATCAACGACAAACGCTTCCTTCCGGTCATCTATGAATTTCCGGAAGAGATGATCAAGGCCAACAAACATCGGGATCCCGCAAACTTCTATGTCACCAACCCCAACATGGGGGCATCGGTCGACACTGAGTTTCTGCTTCGTGAGTTCCAGAAGGCCAACGAGGACGGCGAGGAGTCGATGCGAGGCTTCCTTGCGAAGCACCTCAACGTCGAAATCGGCCTGGCTCTCCGATCGGATCGCTGGGCCGGTGCTGAATTCTGGGAAGCCCAGGCTCGACCCGCAGGCCTCACATTTGAATACCTGCTCGACCGCTGCGAAGTCATCGATGTGGGGATCGATGGTGGTGGTTTGGATGACCTTCTGGGATTTGCTGCCATCGGTCGTGACCGGGACACAAGGGAATGGCTGCTGTGGACCCATGCCTGGGCGCACCCATCGGTGCTGACTCGCCGCAAAAGCGAGGCCGCTAGATTTCACGACTTCGCCCGCGACGGTCATCTCACCTTGGTGAAATCTATCGGCGACGACGTGACTGAGGTTGCTGAACTGGTTGCGCGCATTGAGATGGCCGGCCTGCTGGACAAGGTAGGTGTTGACCCTGCGGGCGTCGGCGCGATTCTGGATGCGTTAGTGGAGGCCGAGGTTCCGGAGGAAAAGGTCATTGGTATCTCACAAGGTTGGAAGCTCGGCGGGGCAATCAAGACCACCGAGCGCCGCCTTGCCGAGGGCGGTTTGCTGCATGGCGGTCAGCCGATGATGAACTGGTGTTGCGGTAATGCTCGAGTGGAGCCCCGCGGCAACTCGATCCTGATCACCAAGCAGGCTTCGGGTTTCGCCAAGATTGACCCGTTAATGGCCACCTTCAACGCCGTATCGCTGATCTCGTTAAACCCGCAGGCCCAAGGCGGGCTCGACAACTATCTCTCCGGCGGTTTCTTCGGACTCATCGGCTCGAACTCATAGGCTGAATATGGCATCTCGTTGGTACAACCCGCTGTCCTGGCGCATGTTCGGATACAACGACCCTGTGACCGGTGATTACGTCGAGGTCGATATGACCATCGGCGGCAAGCGGACCAAGTCGGGTGTGGTGATCACCGCAAAAAAGGCGCTGAGCATCCCCATCGTCTGGTCCTGCATCAAGATCCTGAGCGAGTCAGTCTCTGGCCTTCCACTGAAAATCTACGACGACGCAAGCGGTGTTCGCGTTTTGGTTGGTTCGAAAACGCGTCCGGCGCGGGTACTGCGAAAGCCCAACCCGCACATGACCAGACTCAATTTTTTGAAGTGTGCCGTGGTGAACATGGCGTTGCGCGGTAACGCTTACAGCATTATCGAGCGTGCAGACAATGGTGAGTGGATCGGATTTATACCCGTCAATGCCGACAACGTTGAAGTCGATACCAGCGATGACCTCATTTACTGGGTGACCCTCGGCGGCCAACGGTTCCCGGTCTCACCGGAGAACATGTTGCATTTCAAACTGTTCAGTGGCGACGGCATCAATGGTCTATCGCCTGTTGAGCACATGGCTGAATCCATGGGGCTTGCGAAGACGGCGCAGGACTGGTCCGCGCGCTTCATGCGCAAGGGTGGCTTCACCGGTGGTTATGTCATCTATGACCAGTTCCTGACCAAAGCGCAGCAGGCCCAGATCCTTGAGAAATTCCCCGACGTCCGTAAGGGCGATGTCGACGATATCGGCTCGATGGGGATTCTGCAGGGCGGCCCGAAAATCGTGCCTGCGGGCTTGAGCCAAAAGGATAGCCAGTTCATTGAGTCGCAGCAGTTCCAGGAAGAGGCCCTCGCGGGTGTATATGGCGTGCCCCTCTATCTGGCCAACCGCGCTGGCAAGACATCAATTATGGGATCGAACCTGGAGCAGCAAACCAGCGGCTTCGTCACCTTCGGCCTGAAGCCATACCTCGATGCGATCGAGGATGAAATGAACGACAAGCTTTTCGGCGGCACGACTCAGTTTGTTGAGTTCATCGTTGAGGGTTTGCTGCGCGCCGACAGCGCTGGCCGTGCCACTTATTACCAGGCTGCCTTGGGCGGCTCTGGCGGTTCCGGCTGGATGTGCATCAACGAAGTCCGCGACAAAGAAAACCTGCCGCGCCTGGACGGCGAAGAATACAACCGGGTCACCCGGTGGGAGATGCAGACAAATGCTCAGCAAACTTGAAGTCCCCTTCGAGGTAAAGGCCGTCGATGATGCGGGTAACTTCGAGGGTTACGCGGCGGTGTTCAACAACATCGATCTGGGCGATGACGTGATCCTGCCCGGCGCCTTCACCAAGGTGAAGACCACCCGAGCAGGTCGCTTGAAGTTGGCGCTTTTTCATGACTTGAAACTTCTTGTTGGTTCGGCTGATTTCAGCCAGGACGATCACGGCCTGCACTTAAAAGGCAAGATCAACCTGGCTGTGAGTTACGCGCGGGACGCTTACGAACTGATGAAAGAAGGAACGCTCGACAGTATGTCGATCGGCTTCAACACCTTGCTTTCAACATTTGAAGAGCGTGCTGGCCGCACGGTTCGGATCATCAAGCAAGCAGAGCTTTGGGAGGCCTCGATTGTGCCCTTCGGCATGAACCCTGAAGCAACTATTTCCGATGTGAAATCGGATATCAGACTTTTTGAAAATGCTCTGCGCGAACGCATGGGCCTTTCGCAAAAGGAAGCGGCAGCCGTCGCTTCGCTCGGCTACTCCGCAGTACACCGTGATGGTGGTACGGCGGCCACGGCGATCGTGGATGAGCTGAAAGAAATATCCAACCTGTTCAAAAATCAATTTGGAGTTCAGCCATGACCGCTGATGTTAAAGAAATTCGCGAAGCCCTCGAAAAGCAACTCAAAGAAGGCTTCGGCACCCTGCAAGTGAAGTACGACGCAGTCTCTGAAGAGCTCGAAAAGGGCAGCACTGCATCTGCCGATCTGAAAAAGCAGATCGAAAACCAGAAAGGCGAGATCGAGCGGGTCATCGAGCAGGTACAAAAGCTCGAAGAAAAAGGCGTGAAGCTGCGCAATCAGAACCCTGAGAAGAAAAGCTTCATCGACTTCGTCAAGGGTAATGACAAATACCAGGCACTGGCGCAGAAAAGCCAAAGCTTCGCCGAGATGGAAGTTACCAAGTCCGACATGGCCAGCATGGCTGAAACCAAAGTCACCAGCGCGGGCCTGGTTGCTCCACAATACGACACGGTGATTCAGGGCGCTCCACGCCAGAACCTGCTTATTCGTGACCTGATTCCGACGACTCCGGTCACTGGTCAGTCGTTCACCTACTTCCGTGAGCTGTTGCACACGCTGGGCGCAGGCATGGTTGCTGAGGGCGCGGCTAAGCCAACCAGCAACGTGACCTTCGAACAAGTCACCGACATCATCAAGAAAATCGCCGTATGGATGCCGGTCACCGACGAAGCGCTCGACGACGTCCCTCAGCTCTACAGCTACATCCAGGAACTGCTGCGTTATGACCTCGAGCTGAAGCGCGAAGGTCAGTTGCTGAAAGGCGATGGCATCGGTAACAACCTCAACGGCATCATGACCCAGGCCACTGCTTTCGACACCGACCTCACCAAGGCTACAGACACGGCGATTGATACCGTGCGCCGCGCTATCTACCAAGCACGCAAGCAATCCAAGCTGCCAGCGGATGCGGTAGTGATGTCCGATCTGGATTGGATGAACATCGAGCTGCAGAAGGATGGCGAGAACCGCTACCTTTTTGCGAATTTGCAAGGGCTGTCCACCCCGATCTTGTGGGGACGTCCAGTGGTTGCTTCCGACAGCATGGACGAAGGCGATGGTGCAACAACCGGCGGTGAGTTTCTGACTGGTTCGTTCCAGCAGGGCGCTCGTATCTACGACCGCATGGCGTTCACCATCAAGGTCGGCATGATCAATGACGACTTCATCAAAAACCAGCGAGCCATTCTGGTCGAAGAGCGTCTTGGCCTGGCGGTTCGTAAGAAGTACGCCTTTGTGAAAGGTCGCTTCGCGCTGACTGTATAGCTTTCCCTTTCATCTGGGGCTTTCTAGCCCCATTCAGCTGGTAAATATCATGGAAATTAAAGTTCTTTGGGGCTTCGAAGGTGATCCTGAGAAGCTCAAAACAGGAAATGGCCGCGTGCTGGCCGGCACTGTCCTCGATGTTGAGGATGAGGAATATGCCCACGCTCTCATAGGTAAAGGTCTTGCCGAAAGTGTGAAGCCTGCCTCCACTAAACAAGCCAAGCCCAACGAGAACAAGTGATGATTGAGCTATCCCTGGTGAAGCAACATTTGCGCGTCGATCACGATGATGAAGATGTCCTGATTCAGGGGTATATCGACGGCGCGCTTGCTCACGTTGAGCAGCATTGTGATCGGGAGCTTGTTGCGGGTGATCCCGTACTGCCCGAACAAATGGCTCTGACCAAGGATGTGATCCAGGCCGTTCTGCTGTTGGTGGGTCACTGGTACTCAAATCGTGAAGCCGTGATGATCGGCTCGAACGGTGTTTCCGCGACTGAAGTTCCGCTCGCGTATGAGCGGTTGCTCTGGTACCGCAAGCGCTTCTGAGGAATTGTCATGGCTGCTTACCGCGAACCGGCGGCCGGCGAGTTGGACCGGCGCCTGGCGATTCGCCAGAGAACAGATCTGCCCGCCGCCGACATGGGTTTGGATTCAACCTTCTCCGTACTGAAAGCCCGCTGGGGGAAGATTCAACCTGTGGGCACGGCGGTGTACTCCGAAGGCGTGCAGACTGACGTCAAGGTTACCCACCGCATCTGGTTCAGGATTATCAAGGGCATCACCGACGCTCATGAAGTCGTGCATGTAACGCGCCAAGCAGGAGTCGACGAGGTCTATGTGGTCGTCCCTGACACGCCGTTGTATCGCGTCAAGCGCAGCGCGGACATGAACGGCTCCCGGCGATTCACGCTCCTTGAGGTAGAAGAGCTTTCCCCATCGCAATCAGGGGCCGGGATCTATGTCTAACTCCGCTTCGATTGACGGCTACTTGCACGTCGAGGGCTTCGACAACTTCGAGCGCGATGCCTTCGACAAACGAAAGATCCGCGCAGGGATGCGCAAAGTCGGCCTGCTGATCACCCAGAGAGCACAGATGAACCTTGTGCTGGGCAAGGGGCAGGATGGCTATCCGGTGAATCGCACCGGCGCCACGGTTGAGTCGGTCAGCTTCAAGGTGTCCCGTTCAGGATTTTTGGTTCGTATTTCCCCGACAAAAACATCGGCAATGGAAGAGTTCTACCCAGCCTACCTGCATTACGGGGTAAAGAAGGGGAGGAAGCTCGGAAAGCTCGCGCCAGGCAAAGGGAAGGGAAAGTCCAACCGCCGCGCAGTTGGGGCACGAGCTGCTGCTCTGGCTGAGCGTGCGGCGGGTGAATGGCGAATCAAACCCCGCGACAACTACATGGCCGACGCCCTGCAGGATTCATCCACCCAAGTTCAAGAAATTCTCTCTGCTGCGTTCGCTGCTGCCCTGGGCTGATCGCCGATTCTGGACACCCCTATGAAATTGAACCCGATCGTTGCTCACTTGCGGCTGGCGTGCCCGTCTTTTGCTGGGCGTGTCGCCGGCGGAATTGACTGGGATGCAGTGGTCGAAAGTGCGCAACTGGCGCTGCCTGCCGCATACGTGATTGCCACAGCCGACGCCGCCGCACCAAGCAAAGCCCAGAACATGGTGATCCAGGACATTACCGATCAGTTCAATGTCGTCATTGTCCTCGACACATCAGATGACCGCGGGCAGGCGGACAACGACATTCTGCATGACATGCGCGCTGAGCTCTGGCGCGCCTTGATCGGCTGGATTCCCTCGCCCGAATACACGCCCATCGAATATGGCAAAGGTGCGCTGCTGCACATCAGTCGTGCCCGTGTTGTGTACCAGTTCACCTTCTTCTCCGAATTCCAGATTGGCCGCAACAGCCCTGATCAGTCGGCCGAAACTTGGCAGGAATTCGAACTCGACGGTTTGCCTGGATTCACCGGCGCTAACTTCAATATGGACTGCATCGACCCGGCAGATCCAAACCTGCAACGACCTGGCCCGGATGGGCGCATCGAAGTGCATTTCTCAGGAGACGTAACACCATGACCAAGCGCATCACTGTGGTGCCGGCCGCTGGCCGCTCTGTGCCCGATCCGGAGGCTGGCGACCTGTTGCCTGTTGAAGGCCGGGAAGTCCCCGATAACGCCTGGTGGCGCCGCCGCTTGGCTGATGGTGACGTAACCACCAAATCCACTAAGGCCGCCGCAGCGGCGAAACCCGAGGTAGTGAAATAATGGCTATCGGATTCAGCAACATTCCAGCCGATATCCGTGTGCCGCTGTTCTATGCGGAGATGGATAACTCGGCGGCCAACAGCGCTTCGTCGGCCATGCGCCGGCTGATCGTTGCCCAGGTCAATGACAACGCCACCAGCGAAAGCATAGGCCAACTGGTTCTGGTAACCAGCCTGGCTCTGGCCAAAGACATTGGTGGCCAGGGTTCGATGCTGGCTGCAATGTATGAAACCTGGCGCAAGACCGACCCTGTCGGGGAGATCTGGTGCCTGCCATTGCAGAACGACACCGGCACTGTTGCTACTTCGACCATCACCATCACCGGTGCAGCGACCGAATCCGGCTTGCTGAATCTGTACGTGGGTGGCGTGCGCGTGCAGTCGGTAGTCGCTTCGGCAGCCACTCCAACCATCGCAGCAGCTGCACTGGCGGTGAAGATCAATGCCACACCAGACCTGCCCGTCACCGCAGCGGCTGTTGCTGGCGTCGTGACGCTGACTTGCAAGTGGGCCGGTGATTCCGCCAATGACATCAGTATCGGGCTCAACCGCCTGGGTAAGTCCAACGGAGAGATGACACCGGCTGGCCTGACCGTAGTGGTCACCCAGATGACCGGCGGCGTTGGCACTCCGGATCAAGTTGATGCCGTCGCGGCATTGGGTGATGAGCCTTTCGAGTTCCTGTGCATGCCGTGGTCGGACACGACCTCGCTGAATATCTGGAAGGATGCGATGGACGACAGCACCGGCCGCTGGAGCTGGGCCAAGCAGTTGTTCGGTCATGTCTACAGCGCCAAGCGTGGAACCATCGGCACTCTGGTTGCTGCTGGCCAGGCCCGCAACGACCAGCACGTCACCATTCAAGGCGTTGAGCCAGGTGTGCCACAACCGGTATGGGTGCAAGCGGCGGCGCTGGCAGCGCGCACGGCGGTATTTATTTCGGCGGATGCCAGTCGCCCGACCCAAAGCGGCAGTCTGCCCGGCCTTGATCCGGCGCCGGCTAGTGATCGCTTCACCCTGACCGAACGCCAGTCACTGTTGACCTATGGCATTGCCACGGCCTACTACGAAGGCGGCTACGTGCGCATCCAGCGCTCGATCACCACCTACCAGAAGAACGCTTATGGTCAGGCGGATAACTCCTACCTGGACAGCGAGACGATGCACCAGTCGGCCTACATCATCCGGCGCATGCAGAGCGTAATCACCAGCAAGTACGGGCGCCATAAGTTGGCGAGTGATGGTACCCGCTTCGGCGCCGGTCAGCCGATCGTCACGCCGAACACTATTCGCGGCGAACTGATCGCGCAATACGCCAAGCTCGAGCTGGAAGGTCACGTTGAGAATGCCGAGCTGTTTGCCGAGCACCTGGTGGTGGAGCGTGACACGCAGGACCCAAGCCGGGTCAATGTGCTGTTCCCGCCTGACTACATCAACGGTCTGCGCATCTTCGCGATGCTCAACCAGTTCCGCCTTCAGTACGACGCTGCGGCGTAACGCTGACCATGATCACCCAGCCCGCCCTGTGCGGGCTTTTTCATTCTGGAGAAACAGACCATGGGTCAAAAAGTAGCGGGTACCGCCTACGTCAAAGTGGACGGCGCGCAATTGACCATCACCGGTGGTGCTGAAGCCCCGTTGATGAACGTTAAACGGGAGACGGTTTACCCGGGTTACTTCAAGGAGGAAGACCTCGCTCCATCGTTAAAAATGACCACGATCTTTGAGGCGGGCTTTCCGCTGAAGACTCTGACCAATGGGCGTGACATGACTGTCACTTGCGAGTTCAGCAACGGCAAGGTTTACGTTTTGTCCGGCGCTTACCTGGTAGATGAGCCTTCTTTTAAGGGCGATGACGGCACGGTCGAATTGCAATTCGACGGCATCAAAGGGAGCTGGCAATGAGTAACTCCGTGAAGCTGCAGGTTGCGATAGAAGCCCATGGTGAACCGGTGACTGAGTTGACCATGCGCCGTCCGACAGTGCAGGAAGTTCGGGCGATCAAGTCCCTGCCGTACAAGATCGACAAGAACGAAGAGGTCAGCCTTGACATGGACGTCGCCGCAAAATACATCGCCGTCTGTGCAGGGATCCCGCCATCGTCGGTAAACCAGCTGGATCTGTCTGACCTCAACGCGCTCAGCTGGGCGGTGGCCAGTTTTTTCATGAGTGCGGCATCGGCACCGTCGAGCAGCTGATCGAGGTCGCGTACGACCTGGCGTGGTTCTGGAAAACCGATCCGGAACTGCTGATGGCCAGGCCGCTGGATGTGCTCCTTGAATCGCTGGAGCACGCCCAACGTATTAACCAATCCCAGCAGGTGTAGTGATGGCGGACAAGTTCCAGCTCAAGGCGTTGATCACCGGCGTCGACAAGCTGTCGCCGACGCTGAAGGGCGCGGCGAAGAACGTTGCGGGCTTCCGCAAGCAGATGAACAGTTCGGGGCTTGGCAAAATCGGGTTCCAGGATCTGTTGCAGGGTGGCGCATTTGCTGCGCCATTCATTGCTGGCGCTCGGGCCGCTATGGAATTTGAAACGTCCATGGCGGACGTGAAAAAGGTTGTCGACTTTGACACGCCTCAGCAGTTCAAGCAGATGGGCCAGGACGTGCTGGACATGTCCGAGAAGATGCCTGTGGCTGCTAGTGGTATTGCCGCCATCGTCGCTGCTGGTGGCCAGGCTGGCTTTGCTCGGGGAGAGCTTAAGCAGTTCGCCGAGGACGCGGTGAAGATGGGCATTGCTTTTGATCAGACCGCCGACCAATCCGGCGACATGATGGCGAAGTGGCGCACATCCTTCAAACTGACCCAGCCGGAAGTGGTCGCACTGGCGGACAAGATCAACTACCTCAGCAACACGGGGCCTTCATCGGCCGCACAGATTGCCGATATCGTCACCCGCATTGGTCCCTTGGGCAAAATTGCAGGCTTGGCTTCTGGGCAGATCGCGGCTATGGGGGCGACTCTGGCCGGCGTCGGCGTGCCAAGCGAAGTGGCAGCCACCGGGATGAAGAACTTCATGCTGGCTCTAACCAAGGGCAATTCGGCCACGAAGCAGCAGGCCCAGGCGTTTAAGTCCTTGCGGCTCGATGCGAAGAACGTTGCCAGTGCCATGCAGAAAGATGCCCAAGGCACTATGGTGGATGTGCTCCAGCGAATTGCCAAGGTCGATCCCGCCAAGCAAGCCGGTCTTCTTACTGAACTGTTCGGAAGTGAATCGGTTTCTGCAATTGCTCCACTCCTGACCAACCTGGATCTTCTGAAAAAGAGCTTCGCAGATGTGGGAGTAGGCGCTGGTTTTGCGGGTTCCATGGAGAAGGAATACACCGCGCGCTCGGCCACCACGGCCAACGCCATGCAATTGCTGACGAACAAGGTGACGCGCCTCGGTATCGATATCGGCAGCGCGCTGCTTCCACCGTTCAACGATGTCCTCACCCTGATCGGCCCGCTTGTTTCCCGGCTTTCCAAGCTGGCAGCGGCACATCCTGGAGTCATCAGAGGGGTTCTCGGCGCTGGCATCGCCTTCGGGGTGTTGCGCGTTGCCGTGATGGGTGCAGTCGTGGCTACCAAAATCCTGAGTGCCGTCATGGCGATGTCGCCGGTTGGCTTACTCGTCCGCGGGATTGCGCTCGCCGCTGGGATTCTGATTGCCAACTGGTCGATCGTTGCTCCGTTCTTCGAAAAGCTGTGGGAGAAAATCCGGCAGCCGGTGCTAGCGACATGGGAATGGTTCAAGTCCTTTGCGGAATGGACACCCCTGGGCCGCATTATCGAAAACTGGGGGCCGCTGACTGAATTCTTTGGCGCCGTGTGGGATCTGCTTATGGCGTTGTCGGTTCCGGTCATGGACTTCTTGAAGGTCATGTTCGACTGGTCGCCACTGGGCTTGATCATTAAGCACTGGGGCCCAATCACAGCATGGTTTCAAGAACTGTGGGCAAAGCTGAAGCCCATCATCGAGCCAATCATGAAATGGTTCGGCGGCGGGGAGGGCGGCGAAGGGATCATCCAGACAGCTACCAACAAGGTGAACGCATTCACCGAGGCCCAGCAGAAACGCAACGCTGGAGCCGGTGGCGGTACCGGCGATCTGTTGCAGGCTGATGCTGCGCAAGCAGCGCAGGCCAGACAGGCAGCCAACAACGAAAGATTCGGCATCGACAACAACCGGCTGTTGAGCAAGCCCGGGCAATTGCCACCGTCCGGTAGCCTGCTTCAGCAGACCGCCGCCACCAACGCGCAAAAGGTCAACGGCGAAATCAACGTGAACATCAAGGGTGCGCCGCCAGGCACCACGGTCGATCAGCCGCAATCCAGTCAGAGCGGTTTGAAAATAAAGCCCAACGTCGGTACTCGCACCGTTGGTGTCATGAGGGCGCAGTAGATGGCAGAAAGAACATGGCGTGAAGAGTTGCTGCCGGCGTCCTTCAGGGGGATCAGTTTCTTGATCCCCCAGGCGTCGGTCCCGGTGGGCATGAAAGGCCAACTGCATGAATTCCCACAGCGCGATGAGCCGTACTTCGAGCAGCTGGGCAAACAGTCCCAGGTGCACCAGCTGGTGATATGGATCATCGGTGACGATTGCTTCGAGCGGCGCGACAAGTTTCTGGAAGCGATCCAAACCCCTGGCGCTGGTGAGTTGGTTCATCCGTGGCTTGGGCGTATGCAGGCTAAGGCTGGCGAAGCAGAGATGACCCACGACTATCAGCAGGGGGGTATGGTCAGTTTATTGGTGACCTTCTACCCGGACACTCCGCTGAAGTTTCCAGTCGCTAGGGTCAACAGTCAGCAGCAGGTGGTGAAGTCATCCGAAAGCTTTTGGGATTCGGCGTTGGCTCGCTACAAGACCGCGATGGCGAAAGTGGATCAGGCCCGTCTCGGCTTGGCCCGCCTGCGTAATAGCCTGTCGGCCGTGTACACGGTGATCCAGCAACAGTTCGCGCCGTTCGTAGCTGTCTTCACCAATTTGACCGGTCTGGCGCAAACGATCATGAACGCTCCGGATTCGCTATCGTCGCTGTTCTCCAGCTACTTCAGTGACTTCTCGGTGCAGGACTACCTGAGCGATGAGTCGGGCTCGAGCTACCGCAACACCATTGCAACTGCTAGTCAGCAGGCAGAGGCGGTGACCAGCATCAACACTGTCAGTCCCTTGGGCGGTGTCGATTCAGTCGCGGCATCACAGGCCACGGCCGATCTGGTGCAGGACGCGCTGCTGGTGCAAATCGCATTGATCGTCAGCGAAATGCCCATTGCCTCTCAGCCCGTATCAACGAACACGACGCCGTCCGTAGAGCAGCAGGCCAGCCAGCCATTCGTGAGGCCTGAAGTCCCGGTCGCTGATGATGTGCTGGATCTGCGCGACAGCCTGAATGACGCAATGCTTGAGGCATCACTCAAGGCTGATTCAGCCCATTACGTGGTGCTGAACACCTTGCGCCAGACGGTGGTGAAGCACCTGACCGCTGTGGCTGCATCGGGAGTTCGGCTGGTGGATATTACGCCGCCTGAAACCCTGTCGGCCTTGGTTCTGTCCTACCGCCGATTCGGCGATGCTACCCGCGAGTCAGAGGTTGTGCAGCGCAATCGCATTCGCCACCCGGGCTTTATTCCGGCGCTGCCGATCAAGATCGCCCAGAGGTAACCCATGGTCGAAGACGAAAACACCGTCACGCTCACTGCTGACGGTTCGGATTACTCTGGCTGGAAATCGGTGGAAATCTCGCCCGGGCTTGAGGATCAGGCGCGGTCGTTCAATCTGAGCATCACTTGGAAGTGGCCGGGCCAGGACATTGGCCGCCCCATTCGCGAAGGCGCGAAATGTCAGATCCGTATTGGTGATGACCTGGTGCTGACCGGCTGGGTGTTTGCCTCGCCCATCGATTACGACGACAAACAAATCACCATGTCCATCAGTGGCCGGTCACTCACGGCGGACCTGGTGGACAGCGCTGCGATCAACGAGCCAGGACAGTGGAACAACCAGAGCGTGCTGTCGATCGTCACCGCGCTGGCATCACCCTACAACATCAAGGTACGCAGCGAGATTCCGGAAGGCGCGAAGCTGTCGGATCACACGATCGAGCCGGGTGAAACGGTGTTCGAATCCATCGACCGGCTGCTGACTCTGTTTCGCGTGTTCTCCACCGATGACGCCACCGGCATGGTTGTGTTGGCACAGCCTGGCAGCGAAGGGCGGGCCTTTGATCCGCTGGAGGTTGGCAAGAACATCCTTACCGGTAGCGCCGGTCTAGACTTTTCGGCCGTGTTCGCCGAATACCGGGTGCTGGGTCAAAAGAGCGGTACGGACGAAGAGTTCGGCGCCGCTGCGGCAGAAGTGTCGGCGACCGTGACTGATGCTCGGGTGACGCGCCGTCGCGTGATGGTCATCCAGCAATCCGGGCAATTGACCCAAGAGTTGGCGCAGGCCCGGGCAAATTGGGAAAGCGTCACCCGGATGGGTAAGGCGCTCACCACCACGTACACCGTGCAGGGGTGGCGGCAGTCCAACGGGACGCTCTGGAAGCACAACATGCTGGTGCGCGTCATTGACCCAATCATCGGGTATGACCGGTGGATGCTCATTTCCCGAGTGACTTACATCCTCAGCGAGAGCGGCATGATCACCAAGATGGAGGTAGGTCCGCCTGACAGTTTCGAACCAGAACCGAACGACTCCCTGAAAAGCCGCAAGCTGAAGAAAGGTGGCAAGGGCGACAACTTCGAATACCTCATCCCCGCAGACTATGAGCCGACCCAATGAGCCTAAAAAGCATGATGGCCCGCGGAACTGTGGTTCTGGCTGCCGCCGGCAAAATGATGCAGACGCTGCAGGTGCGGTTGACGGCTGGAGAATTGAAGGATGGCGCCGAGCATTTCGAACCTTACGGCCTTACCAGCAACCCACTGCCAGGCGCTGAGGTGCTGACCGCGTTTCTTGGCGGCGACCGGTCCCATGCCGTGGTGCTGGTGGCCTCTGATCGCCGGTACCGGATCAAGGAATTAGCGCCGGGCGAGGTGGCCATCTACACGGACGAAGGCGACAAGGTTCACTTCAAGCGAGGCCGGATCATCGACATCGAAACCGATACGCTGAACATCAAAGCCACCAACTCGGTGAACTTCGACACTCCGCTCATCACCCAGACAGGGCAGATCGTGTCCCAAGGGGATCAGGTCGCCGGCGGCGTCAGTCAGATCACGCACCTGCACGATGGGGTGGAGATAGGCGATGACCAGAGCGGCCCGCCAATACCGGAGGCCGGATGATTATTTCAAACACGGTCGAGGCCGGACTCATCCGCGCGGTGATGATCAGTTTGTACACCTGGCGCCGGGCCGCCACCGACGACCCGGTCGACGACGAAGAATTGTACGGCTGGTGGGGCGACAGTTACCCCGCTGTTGCCGATGACCGTATCGGATCTCGCCTCTGGTTGTTGCGCCGCGTGAAACTCACGCCAGCTACCCAGAGAGACGCCGAGTTCTACGCCGAGGAAGCACTTCGCTGGCTGCTCGACGATAGCCATGTGATCAATATCGAAATCACCAGCGAGAAGGCAGACATCAACCGACTCGACCTGGGCGTGGTTCTGACGATCGTTGGCGGCGCCCGGCTGGAAATCAAACCCACCACTGCATGGCAGGTGATCTATGCCGTTTGAAACGCCTTCACTGCCGGTACTGATAGACCGCACGCAAAGCGACTTGGTCAGCGATGCGCTGCGCCGATCCGATGCGCAAGTGCTCGCCCGTACGCTGTCCGGAACAGCCTACGGTCTGTACGGTTACCTCGACTGGATCGCCGATCAGATCCTGCCCGATCGGGCGGATGAAGAAACATTGGAGCGGGTCGCCTCTCTGCGCTTGAACCAGCCACGAAAATCCGCACAACCGGCAGAAGGTGCAGTTAGTTTCATTGCTGCTGCCAACGCCGTACTTGATGTCGACGTGGTGCTGCAGGCCGGCGACGGCAGAACTTACAAGGTCACCGCCGGCATCACGACCGCCGCTGGCGTCAACAGCACCATCATTGAAGCCGTGGACGCCGGGACATTGGGCAATGCTGACGCGGGCCTGACCCTGACGTTGGTTCAGCCCGTTGCGGGCGTTACCAACGCCTTCACTGTGCTGGCGCCGGGACTTGCCGGCGGTATCGAAAAAGAAAGTGTGGAGTTGCTGCGGGCGCGGGTTGTGCGCTCGTATCGGGTCATTCCGCACGGCGGCTCCGCTGACGACTATGAGACCTGGGCTCTTGAGGTGCCGGGGGTTACGCGAGCTTGGTGCCGTCGCAATTACATGGGGCCCGGCACGGTCGGCCTGTTTGTGATGCGTGACGGTGACGTCGAGCCGGTGCCCAATCCGACGCAGCTCGCAGAGGTGAAAGCCTACATCGAGCCTTTACGCCCGGTGACGGCTGAGTTGTATGTGCTAGCCCCGGTGGAGGTGCCGGTGCCGTACAGCATCCACCCAGTACCTGACACCAGTGCAGTCCGGGCGGCAATTCAGGCGCAGCTAATCGACCTCCATGACCGCGAGGCGGGGCTCGGTGACACATTGCTACTGACCCATATTCGAGAGGCTATCAGCGGCACTTCCGGCGAAACGGATCACGACCTGACGGCACCGACTGACGACGTCGCCGCGGCTACCAATCAGATCCTGACCTTTGGGGGTATTACATGGCTGTAGCACGAACGGCCGAACAGTACCGTCAGCAACTTCGCGGGCTTCTGCCTTCTGGGCCTGCTTGGGATCCTGAACTGGTACCAGAAATAGAACTGGTGCTTTCCGGCGTCGCAGTGGAGTTTTCCCGGCTGGATACCCGCGCCGTGGATTTGCTGAACGAGATGGATCCGTCCGGTGTCAGCGAACTGGTTCCGGATTGGGAGGTCGTCATGGGTTTGCCTGATGCCTGCCTTGGACCGAACCCTGCGTTTGAAGATCGACGGCTGGCCGTTCGGCGGCGGCTGGTAGAAGTAGGCGGTCAGAGCCGTGGCTACTTCATTGAGATAGCCGTTAGCCAAGGCTACCCGAACGCAACCATTACTGAGCACCGGGCTCCGCGTTTTGGTTTATCTCGTTTTGGGTCAGCTCATTTCGGAACTTGGAACGCGCAGTTCATGTGGACGCTCAACACTGGCGGCAGGCAAAAACAAGGTAGGCGCTTTAGCGTCAGCTATTGGGGAGAGCGCTTCGGTACCAATCCCGGTAATGCGCTTGAGTGCCTGATCCACCGCCCAGCGCCGGCACACACTGTTGTACATATTAATTACGACTGAGGGGTAAAAACGTGGATTTTCCAAAGAGTGTGCCCAGTATTGGGCTGGTCGGTGGCAAATTTATTGATGAAGATCCATTATCCGGTACACCGGGGTCTTTGATACCTTCGGTATGGGGCAACGCGGTCACCGATGAAATTCTGCATGTGATCGAGGCGGCTGGTTTGGCGCCCGATGAGGAAAACAACACACAACTCCTGCAAGCTATTCAAGGGCTGAACCGAGTTTTAGCCAGTCAGCCGGAAGCGGAGGCAGGTGTTGAAAACACAAAATACATGTCTCCGTTGCGGGTGCAGCAGTCTATAGCGAAGCGAGCGCTTACTGTCCCAGCCGTGATTCCAGTATCTATCTCCAAAACACTTGTTGCTGATGAACTGGGTCTGGTCCAAATCGATGCCACTACGGCTGCGTTGACCATTACATTACCGGCAGCCAATGCGGCTTTGGGTATACGCGACGTCATTGTGCGTCGAATGGATAACACTGGTAATCGCCTGATTATTCAGGGGGCCGGTACGGACAAAATCAAGTTCCACACGCATCTGCGTGCCGCAGGTTATTCATTCTTTGTGCTGATGGGGGCGGGCGACTATTGGCACCTGCGATCCGATGGTAACGGCGGCTGGATTCCGGTTTCCCGCCTGGATCCAACGCCAGTCGGACGACCCATATTTGAGACAGCTATGGCTTTCTCTCCGGGTGGATGGGCTGGCCTTAACGGCTTGCTCTACAGTCGAGCGGACTGGCCGTGGGTTTGGGATCATGCCCAGCAGTCGGGAATATTGACTACTGAGGCTGCGAGGGCCGGCATGGAAGGTTGCTGGACCTCGGGCGATGGGGCCACGACCTTTCGCAGTCCAGAGGGGCGCGGTGAATTTTTCCGTGTTCTAGATGAATCGCGTGGCATTGATACCGGACGGGTCGCGGGTTCGTACCAGAAGCCGTCGATTGTGACGGGTGATTCGTCACTGACCAGTACTACGGTAGTGAGCCCGGTCAACCGGGTTGACAACAGTAACGATACATTTCGCGCGTTGTTTGGCTATGAGCTAGTTACCGACACTTACGCGCAAGCTGTATGGGCTTCTGTGGCTCAAACGTCTTCCGGAACGTCCGGAGACGTTTCGGCCTTTGGTGCGATTCGCCCGCGCAACATTGCCTATCCCGGTAGAATCAAACTGATCTGAGGTGCGCATGAGTACTATTTATTTTGTTGAGCCTGGTGGTGCTCTTTTCGGTCCGGTCATGCTTCCCGTTGTGCCTGGTATAGGCGTGCAGATACCTGAAAATGCGCTGGAACTGGAGAGTGTTTTGGCACCTTGCGCGCCAGGAATGGCATGGGGGCTTTTTGATGGCGAGCCGGTTCAGTTAGCTGATCACCGGGGCGTTGTATATGCCACCTCTACTGGTGAGGAAGTGAAGTGGTCAAAGCTCGGATCATTACCCGCTGACTATACGCTTGAGCCTGTTCCTGGACCGCACTATGTGTGGCAAGACGGAGGTTGGGTGTTGAACTTTAGTGCGCAGAAAGCAGCAGCAGCCGTCGAGGTTCTGACTGAGCGCGATTCCCGAATGCGTGAGGCTCAGATTCGGATTGCCCCCCTGCAATACGCCATCAATCTGAACATGGCGACCGAGGAGGAGCACGCAGTCTTGTTGGTCTGGATGCGCTACTGCGTTGAGTTAAATCGGATTGAGCAACAGTCGGGCTATCCGCTGGTTATCGACTGGCCTGCGTTGCCGGGATCTGCGCTACCTCAGTAAACGCACCTATTGATGAGGGTACTTACCGATACTTCTCGCGCATAATGGCCTCAATTTCGATTGGGGCTTTTTGATGCGTGACTTGAAAATCGACAACGCCAAAGGCGTTCTGATTGTGCTAGTGGTGTTTGGGCATCTCCTTGAGACCTCAGGAGGGTGGGCGGATCCTTTATTCAGCTTAATCCTGACTGGTATCTATATGTTCCATATGCCGGCGTTCATCTTTTTATCAGGAATGACGGCCAAGGCCGATGGCCTCGGTCGAAGAATCGCGAACCTATTAATTATCCTCGTTATATTCCAACTCGTTTACATCGGGGTGTTAATCGCGAAAAACGGTGAGTTTGCTGGAAGTCTATTGCAGCCTTATTGGTTGCTCTGGTTTCTTCTTTCTATGGTGTGGTGGATGGCGTTGTTACCGGTTGTAAAGAATATCCCTTGCTCGTTTGCAGCATCAATCGCCGTAGCTCTGTGTGCCGGTCTGATACCATGGGCAGGTTACCCCCTAAGTATTGCTCGTACTTTAGTCTTTCTTCCATTCTTTGTTGGCGGCGTGCTTTATGGAAAACAGATATGGTCTTTCTTGAATTTGCATAGTCAATGGCGTTACGCGGCCTTGATCGTAGTTGCTGCTTTGGCTTTCTCGCTTCACCAATATGGTGTTCGCAATGCTTTTTTTTATGGGTCCTTCCGATATGACCAACTGGAGGTCGACACATTGTCTGGCATCTTGATTCGCGGAGCGCTGCTTGTTGCAGCAGCAATGGCAACGGTATCTGTGTTTGCGATTATACCCGTAATGAAAACTATCGCCTCCAAGGCTGGGCGCAATAGTCTGAGCGTGTTCGTACTTCACGGACTCTTTGTGGTCATTGCTGGGCCACTGATTGGCGAGGTCGTAAAACAGGTCGGCTCATGGAGTGGAATAGGCTTGTTGCTGATTATCTCGGCTTTGGTAGTTGCACTATTGTCTGCGGACTTTCTGGATGAGGCTATTCGCCGTGGCGCAAATTCGGTCTATGACTTTTCTGTTAATTCGGCAAGGTTTATGATGTTGCGCAACCGAGAATAGAATACCTCTTGTGGAAAGAAGCTTTATGGAAAGTTTAAGAAGATAAAGTCAGTCAATCCTGACAATGCATCAGTCATACCCGCTATTAGAGCGGGTATTTTTTTGCCTGGAGAAAAGTAATGACGGCAACTGATAAAGACCGCGACATACTTGCTCGAACCTTATGGGGAGAGGCCCGCGGCGAAGACCCGATTGGCCAGATCGCTGTAGCCTGGACGATCCGCAACCGCGTGAACGATGGCAAAAATAAATCATGGTGGGGCGAAGGCTACGCCGGTGTGTGCCAGAAGCCGTACCAGTTCAGCTGCTGGAACAAGAACGACCCGAACTATCCGTACCTAAGTGGAAGCAAGCCAATCCCGGCAGGTGAGTTTGCGCGAGCCAAGAAGGCTGCCGATCTGGTCATGTCCGGTACCGAGCCAGATCCCACCGGCGGCGCCACGCACTATTACGCGACCACCATGCCGAAGGCTCCGGCCTGGACTGTGGGAGCGAAACAGACGCTGAAACTTGGGCATCACATCTTCTTCAAGGATGTGCCATGAGTCCCGCGCCTTGGTGGAAATTGGCCGGAGTGATGTTGCTGATCCTGCTCACGGCTGGCGGTATTTGGAAGGTGCAGGACTGGCGCTACGGAAAGCAGCTGGCGGAGCAGGCCGGCCTGCATCGAGACGACTTGACCACCATCAGCAACGCGGCCGCTGCCCAAGTGCGCGCCGATCAGGACAAGCGCCTGGCCCTCGAGCAGCGTCTGTCGACCAGCGATCAAACCCATTACAAGGAACTGAGCGATGCTCAAAAGAATCAGGATCGCCTGCGCGATCGCCTTGCCACTTCTGATTTGCGGTTGTCAGTCCTCCTCGAGGATTCAGCCACTGGCTGCTCAATGCCAACCGGTGCCGAAGCCGGCAGCGTGGTTCATGGAAGAGCGCGTGCCAGACTTGACCCTGCGCATGCTCAACGAATTGTCGCCATCACCGACGCCGGCGACCAAGGATTGATCGCGCTGGCCGCGTGCCAGGCTTATGTCAGGGAGCTGAACCGCTGACCGTCGATCAGCGCGCCGTTGAAAATCGCTAGGCGGATTGTTGATACTGTTTTTTTATCCAGTATCGAGCAGGCAATGCAATTCCTGATTGTGCCCATGAGAGAGCGCGGTGTCGCCAGAGCGAAAAGGGATATCGCCAGTGCTGATCCAGTGAGGGGCGATATCATTTTCGCCAGCTCACCATCTGACATCCTCAAAAGAACGTCCAGCACTGCATCTCTGCGGCATGGTGCCTGGCCGAGTGATGTGCCGCCGCTTCGACCGCTTCTTGATGCTCGCCTAACCAGCATGGCAACGCTCGGTTTCACATTGAGCGGTCTGGAAGAGGTCGATGGGGTTCTGTATGCGCAGTCGTGGTATTGCCGAGAGGTTTGATTTTGTTTCGGTCGGCAGAACGCCGGGGGAAGGGATACCACTGTAGGAATATACAACGCTAAGTTATTGATTCTTATAGCGTCATAGGGCTATTTTTGACCTTAGAGAAAACACCACGTTTTCCTTATAGATCAAATGCTTGAATGAGTTTCGTGGTCACCTTGACATGGTGGGGGTCGTTGGTTCGAGTCCAATCGCGCCTACCAAACAAAATCCGCTCTGCTGGGCGGTCTAGAAGGGCTCACCGAAAGGTGGGCCCTT